ACTGACCGCTCCGTATGGCTCCGCGCGCACGCCATAGCCGCAATCGGGAGCACACCGGAACCGCCCCGCAAGCCCGTCCAGTCCCGCAACATGGCCACTACGCCCCGCGCACCGGTGCCTCCCGTGAGCACCAGGCTCCCGAAGGCCCCGCCCGCCCCGGTCCGCTTCCGCGAGCCCGCCGCCTGCGATCATCGTCTCCCGGTCGACGCCTACTGCAAGACATGCGGGCGGACCAAGACCTGACCCCGGAGCGGAGGCGCATGACCATCGAGCGCCTAGGCGAGCGCGACGTCCCGATCCGCGACCTGACGTTCTTCCCCGGCAACGCCCGGCGCGGCAACGTAGACGAGATCCGCAAGTCCGTCCGCCGCCTCGGCCAGTACCGGTCGGTAGCCGTCCGCGACACCGGCTCAGAGCTCGTGATCCTGGCCGGGAACCATACCGTCCAGGCGATGGCCGCTGAGGGGCTGGAGACAGCGCACTGCGGTGTCATCCGGTGCACAGACGACGAGGCCCGGCGCGTGGCAATCGCGGACAACAAGCTCGCCGAACTGGGCGGCTATGACGACGACGCCCTCGCCGAACTGCTGTCGTACCTGGATGATGACTATGAGGGCAGCGGCTGGACCGAATCGGAAGTCGAGCGGCTGATCAACCCTGAACTGCCGGACGGGTTCCGCGAGTTCGATGAGGACGATGCCGGCGATGCGCCGTTGTCTGTCCCGCTGATCGTGCCATGCCCCAACTGCGGGCATGTCTTCGACGCGAAGGCTGTCACCGCCCGCGATGACTGACTACCCGGCTACGCTCCGCGCCGCATGGCAGGACCATCTAGCGCCCCGCGCTCTTGATGCGCCGACCGTCGTTTCCACGTTCGCCGGCTGCGGCGGTTCCTCGCTCGGCTGGTCGATGGCCGGCTACCGGGAACTGCTCGCCGTCGAGTGGGATGACCACGCCGCCGAAGTATTCCGGCTCAACTTCCCGGACGTGCCACTGCACCACGGCGACATCGCCAACGTGGACCCGGCCCGGCTCGGGCTGATGCCCGGCGAGCTTGACGTGCTCGACGGCTCGCCACCATGCCAGGGCTTCTCGACGTTCGGCCGTCGCCAACTCGATGACCCGCGCAACCAGTTGTTCCGCCAGTTCGTCCGGCTCCTTACAACGTGGCAGCCTCGGGCGTTCGTCATGGAGAACGTGTCCGGCATGGTCAAGGGCATCATGCGGACTGTCTTCGCCGAGATCCTCCAGGAACTTAAGGCCGCTGGATACCAGGTCGCCGCACGCCTGGTCGTCGTCTCGTATCTCGGCGTACCGCAGATGCGGAAGCGTGTGATCTTCGTGGGAGTGCGCAGCGATCTCGGCGTTGCCCCGGCGCATCCGGTGCCCCTCACGCGGCCAGTCACCGTCAGGCAGGCATGGGCCGCACTGGACGGTCCGGGACTGTTCGACGTGCCGCACGGCAAGGGTGCGCGACTCGCCGCCATTGTCGCACCGGGAACTGCGGGGAACGATGCGCTCCGCAAGCGAGGCGGCAAGGAAACGAACTTTAGCTGCAAGCGACTCCACTGGGACCGGCCATCGTTCACGATCGTGAAGGACGTCAGGACCGGCACCGGATCGGGTTACCTGCATCCCTCCGAGGATCGGTTCATCGGCGTCCGCGAGCTGGCCCGCGTCCAGTCCTTTCCCGATGAGTACGACTGGGGCGACGGCACATACAAGCAGATTCACGCCCGGATCGGCAACAGCGTCCCTCCGCTGATGATGCGAGCCGTCGCCGCAGAGATCCGGGCCAAGATCCTCCAGCCCGAGCGCGTCCTCCCCGACGGCACCACCGAGCCCGTCTCCTTCACCGCCTGACCCCCGGTCCCCTGAACACATGAACCGCTGAACCGCGAAGGGGGGCAGCCCTGTGCCGCAGCGCCGCACCCTGGAAGCGATGGAGAAGGACTCCAAGGCCGCCGACCTGTACCGCCGGGGCCTGACCTACCGGCAGATCGCCGCCGAGCTCGGCTGGCGTTCGCCCAACGCCGCGTTCGAGGCCGTCCGCCGTGCCGCCCGTGACGCAGGCCGTGATTCCCTCGCCGCCGCCGAGGCCCTGACGATGATGCTGGAACGCCTCCAGGACTACCGCAGGCTCGTCTACCGGGTCGCGGTCGCGAAGCACTACGTCACCACGCAGGCCGGGAACGTGGTCCACTATGACGGCAAGCCCGTCCTGGACGACGCCCCCGTCCTGCAGGCCGTGGACCGGCTGCTGAAGACCGACGACACCGAAGCCAAGCTTCTCGGACTGTACGCGCCGGCCAAGTCCCGCGTCGAGGTCATCACCGAGGACGTGTTCGACGCGGAGATCGCCGACCTGGCGAAGCGGGTCGCGGAGAACGATGCCGCAGCGGCTGATACAAGCGCCGCCTGAGAAGATCCGGCAGCTTGCCGACCTGCGGGCGCGGCTGCGGGAGCAGGAGGCCGGAAAGCTCCGCAATCTCGATATCTTCCCCTTGATCGGCTACACGCCGACGCCGAAGCAGCAGATCTTCCATGACGCCACCGAGCACTCCGTCCTGTTCGGCGGCTCGACCGGCGGCGGCAAGAGCCGGGCTCTTTGCGCCGAGGCCATCCGTGCGTGCGTCCGCTATCCAGGCCTTCGGGTCGGCGCGTTCCGCCGCTCCTACCCGGAGCTGCGCGAATCCCTCCTGGCCGAGCTGGCGAAGCTGGAGTACGCCGCGCCGCTTGGCGCCCGGTGGAACGGCACCGAGCATGAGCTGAGGTTCAGCAACGGGTCGCTGATCATGTTCCGGTACGCCGAGACACTGGCCGACGCGACCCGCCGGCAAGGGGGGGAATATCAGCTCGTCTGCTTCGATGAGCTGACCCTCTTCCCGCCCGACGTGATCACGTTCCTGGAGTCCCGCGTCCGTTCCGGCCGCTCGGACATCCCGGTGCTCGGCATCCGTGCCAGCGCGAACCCTGGCGGCCCCGGTCACGGCGCAGTGAAGGACCGGTACATCGGGCCGACCAAGTACGGCTCCGAGGTCGCGGTCGACGAGCGCGGCCGGACCGTCCGCTTCGTGCCGAGCCGCCTGAGCGACAACCCGCACATGAACGCCGAGCACGCCGCGGACCTCCAGGCGCTGTCCGGGCAGATGCGCGAGGCGTTCCTCGAAGGCAACTGGAACATCTTCGCCGGGCAGATGTACCCGGAGCTGAGCCGGGACCGGCACGTGGTGGACCCGTTCGCGCTGCCGGCGACCTGGACGCGGTACTGCGGCATCGACTGGGGCTATTTCCCGTCGTACTGGGCTGTCATCTGGGGTGCCGCCGATGAGGACGGCAGGGTCTGGCTGTACCGCGAGGCGTATGAGCAGATGGTCGGCGAGGCCGAGCAGGCTAAGCGCATCCTGGCGGCCGAGGCCGAAGGCGAGCACATCGCCGTCCGGTATGCGGACGATGCGATGTTTGCCACCAGGGGCGACGCCAAGCCGCTGAGCACCGTCTATTCCGAAAACGGAGTGCATCTCATCCCGGCGAGCAAGGGATCGCGGGTCATCGGATGGGAGCGGGTCCGCTCCTATCTAGCGGAGATGCCCGCCTGCCCGCACCATCGCGCGAACGGCTGGCAGACTTGTCCCCGCCTGCATATCTTCGCTGGCTGCGAGAACCTGTTCAAGCACCTCGGTAACCTCTCGCATGCCGTCAAAGGCGACCCGGAAGACGCGGGACCGAACCCGCACGACCACCTGCCTGACGCTCTCCGGTATCTCCTGATCAATCTCGGCGGCGGCCCGTCCTGGCCTGACGTGGAGCCCCCCAAGGAGTCCCCGTTCGACGGCGTGGAGCTGCTTGAGCCCCGCGGCCAGTTCGCATGGCGCCCCGATGAGGACGCCCCGGAGCGCAACCCGAAACAGGGTGCCTTGCAGCGCCCCCCGTGGGCCTGACCTGACTGAGAATGTCGGCACATTCCGCTAGGATGTTCTAGTACATAGTGCCCCGATGGTGTGCAACCACCACCGGGGCGTGGCACCGATCCGGCTAAGGAAACTCGGCACCAATGGATAAGCGTAGCCTCCGCACGTATCCGCCTCTCGAAGAGCGCTTCTGGCCGAAGGTCGACAAGAACGGCCCGATCCCGGCGCACCGTCCCGACCTCGGGCCGTGCTGGATCTGGACAGGCGCGAAGAGCAAAGCTGGTTACGGCCAGATCCGCACGGGCGGCGTCCTTGAGTACGCGCACCGCGTGTCCTATGAACTGGCGCATCATGAGCCGCTCCCCAGGAACGACCGGGGCCATCACGTTGACCACCTGTGCCGCAATCACGCCTGCGTGAAACCGGCGCACCTTGAATACGTGACCGTTTCCGAGAACGTGCTGCGCGGTAACGTTCCCGTGGCCGTTCCGGCGTACTACGCCAAGCGCAAGAAATGCAAGCATGGCCACGAATACACCCCGGAGAATACGTTTATCCGGCGGCGCGGAAACAGTGTGCAGCGCGTCTGCCGGGCCTGCGCGAGAGATAGATACCACCGGGCCAAGGCAGCCTGACCCCTCGCATCGTCGGCACCCTCGCCGGGAGGTCGAATGCCTCTCCCTGGCTGGGTACCGCCCGCGTTCCGGCGCAGCGGCGACGTTGCGGAGAAGAAAGCCCGCGCTGCGGCACTGGCCAGCCCGGACGGTCCGCAGCGTGCGCTTCCTGCGCGGACTGGGTTTGTGCCGGGCATTCCCGCCGGGGGCATTGATGAGCACATACAAGCCATGGGGGCGTCTACCGGCAGTGACCGGAAGACGCTTTTGGAAGAATTGTATGATTGCTACATCGCGGTTCCTGCTGCGTGGATAGCAGTTCAGGTGATCGCCCGGACCATCACCGCGGGCGGCCTGTATACCGACTGGGACGCGGACACAGGTGAGGGTGAAGAGGCCCCGGACAAGCCGCCTGAGGTCATCGCTCTGGAGCGGTTCTACGCCTTTTGCAATCCTGACCAGGACATCAGGCAGATCCTGAGGAACGCGATCGCGGCGCTGAACGTGTTCGGGGACGCACTGCTGGAGCTCGTCTGGGACGGCCCGACCCCGGTTGCGATCTACAACCTGGACGTTCCTACGACGTACCCCAGGGCCGACGAGCACGGGAATATCACGGCGTGGGTGCAGCAGACCGACCTAGGGCAGACGGCCACCTTTGAGCCCCGCGAGGTCATCCACATCAGCCTCGACTCGGCGCGGCCCGGAGTGAACGGGGTAGCGCCCGCGCAGGCGATGCTCCAGCCGATGGCCGCGTGGCTGTATGCAGCAGCCACCGAGAAGGAGATGCTCCGCAAGGGGTTGCCGGCGAGCCTCCATATCGACCTCCCGGCGGGAACCTCGGACGACGAGGTGACCAAGTTCGACAACCGCTACCGCAGCCGGAATCTAGGCACCAAGAACATCGGCGCGCCTTTGTTCAGCAAGGGCGGCGGATCGGTCACTGAGCTGCAGTCGGGGAAGCTGGCCGATGTGCTGGCGGCGATGGATGCGGCCCGCGACACGATCCTGGCCGGGTTCGGCGTACCCCCCGCCGAGGGCGGCGTGATCGAGTCCGGCAACCTCGGCGGCGGAACCGGCGATGCGCAACACCGTTCGTTCCAGATCAACACGTGCGATCCCATCGCCGAGCTGCTGCTG